AAGAAAAATAAGTTTACTTTTAACCGTTTCTGTGATATAATTATAAAATAATAACGAAAGATAAACATGCAGAAACGGTTCGATATACTTTTTAATGATCTTAAAAGCACCTCTCTTTGGCGCGACATGCTGAATACGAGAGAAGCTTCTCCATGGCATCGTGAAGCAAACGTTGCAGTTCATACTGAAATGCTTCTTGATTGGTATAAGAAAAACCTGTACTCAGCACGCTCACCAACTCAACGCCTGTTTACAATGGTAGCTTGTCTGTTCCATGATACAGGAAAACCTGCTTCTAAGGTTGCTAAGCATTCTGAAACTCGCGGTGATTATTTTGCATTTCACGGTCATGAACAACTGTCTGCTAGAATTTGGATGGATTATGCTCTGTCAAATCCTTCAATAATTGAAGATGTTCTGCGTTTTACTCAAGATGATGTTGCAGATATTTCTTTGATGCTGGAATATCATGTACCTTGGTCTATGAAAGATAAAAGAAAACGTTCTTCTCTTAAAGAATCTTTTATGGTTCGAATGGGTGAACGTGGACATCAAGCATGGCTTGATTTTCTTCTGTCAGATCAGCATGGGCGATTCTCGGATGCCAAAGATGTTAACATTGCAGAAATTGATAAATGGATGAAGGAATGGGAAACAGTATGACAATTAAAAATCAAGCATTTATAATGGTGGGTGTTTCTGGTGCTGGGAAATCATCCATAGTAAAAGGTATAAAGAAAGCAGGTATTTCTGCTGGTATGGATGTGCGTGAATTCTCACTTGATCAATGTCGCTTGGATTATTTCAAAGTGTTTGGTCCTAAAGACGGTGATTATTCTGATAAACAGGCTTATGCAAATGCGTTTGAATTCTGTAATGAAAATGAAAAAGATTTTAAGCCCTTCGTAACAGCAGTTTTTAACAATGCAACAGAAGCAAACATTTTAATTGTCGACAACACCAATCTATCACGCAAGTCTCGTGCTCGTTGGATAGAAGGAGCTCGACAGAAGAAAATGTTTATAACTGCTATTCAAGTAGATACACCGCTTCAAGTTGTTATTGATCGTCAATCTACACGTGGTGATAAATCTGTTCCTGCTGAAACAGTACGCAAAATGTACATGTCTCAGCAACAAGTTATTCAGTGTATGGAAGTAGATAGAGTAATTAATATTGATGGAACTAAACCATTATCATTTACTGATTTTGCTTCCCTGATTTAAGTTTATATCCCTGCGAAAGCAGGGTATAATGTTTTAACAAATGGTGCAATGCCATTTTCGATGACCTTACTTAGTTACTCAGACTAAGTTTCTCCGATGAAAATGTTGTACTGATCCTAAACAGATTAGTGCTTTGGTTGGGAATCCTATAAATAAAATGTACGCAATCAAACGTACTTTTAATTATTTTTAATTTTATATTTTGGAGAATTTTATATGTCAATTAACAAACTCGAAGCTCTAAAGAGCGCCTTTGATAAAAAAGCTTCAAGCACTGGTGGTGATCAGTCTTGGAAATTATTTTATTCCTTCTGGAAAATGCCGGATGATACTCAAGCTATCGTTCGTTTCCTCCCCGATCTAGACGAAACAAATAACCTTGGATTCTTAGTAGAGAATCTTACGCATGAACTTGTGATCAATGGTCAGAAGAAAAAAATTCCTTGCCTTGCTATGCATGGTGAAGATTGCCCAATTTGTAATCTTGCTCGTAAGTATTACGATGAGAAAAACGAAACAATGGGTAAAAAATACTACCGTAAAAAGTCTTATATCGGTCAAGTTATTGTTGTTGAGTCCCCATTCGAGCACGATCAAACTCAATTGGTTAAATTGATCGAGTTCGGCCCGGCAGTATTCACACAAATCCAAGCTGCATTCCAGTCTGGTGATTTGGAAGAAGCACCATTTGAATTAGTTGGTGGATACAATTTCCGTATCAAGAAAACAAAGTCCGGTCAGTACGCATCATATGCTACTTCTAGCTTTGCACCAAAACAAACTAATTTGGAAGATGATGTTATTTCCCAATTGAAGTTGTTTAATCTTTCTGATTATCGCGGTAAGGCTTACGATGTGGCAACTGTAGAAGCAATGCTTCTTGCAGACCAAACTGGTAAATCTTTTGCAGATGATAAGGCAGATGAAGCACCAGCCCAACAGACACCAGCTGCAACTCCTAAGGCTGCTGCTCCAGCACCAAAAGAAGAAGCTGCTAGTGAAGCTCCAAAAGAAGAAGCCGCACCAAGTAAAGGTGCATCAGTATTAGAACAGCTTCGTGCTCGCGCTAAAGCTGCAGCAGCTGAATCAACAGACGAGTAATCAAAAATAGTAGGTACTAGAATTTCTAGTGCCTACTTTCACAAGGAGCAATTCTATGGCATCATTAAGTTTCCTAGATGCTTTTAAGAAAGGTATTGCAAAAGTAGATACAATTAATAGTGGTCTTGGTGGTCCAGGTTCTTGGATTTCCACGGGTAATTATGCATTGAATCGATCTCTAAGCGGTGACTTTAATAAAGGTATCCCACTCGGCCGTATTACACTTTTCGCTGGACCTTCTGGTTCTGGTAAAAGTTTTATCTCTTCAAATTGTATGAAGAGTGCCCAAGATGAAGGTTTTCATTTGCTAGTTCTTGATTCTGAGAATGCTATTGATACTGAATATCTTGAAAAAATTGGTATTAATACCGGTGAAGATAAATTAACATACTTCCAAGTTACTACAATTGAAGACGTGAACCGCATCTGTTCAGATTTCTGTGGTAGTTACATCAAAACGTATGGTAAAAATAACCCTGATTCCCCAAAAGTTCTTATCATTATCGATTCTCTAGCGATGCTTAGCACCACTACTGAATTTGAAAATTACGGAAAAGATGGTACAATTAAGTCAGATCAAGGTATCCGAGCAAAGCGCAATAAGAGTATGTTGCGAATGTTGATTGGACAAATTGCAAGATTACCAATGGCAGTTATTTGTACTGATCACGTTTATCCTCAAGACGTTATGATGGGTGATGGTGCTTGGGCAATTACTAACAGTACAAAATTTAGTAGCTCAATCATCGGTCTTATTACGAAATTGAAACTGAAAGATGAGACTGAAGTTATTGGTGTTAGAATGAGATTTGAAACATACAAATCACGTTTTGCTAAGCTAGGAACTAAAATTGAATTAGAAGTTCCTTACAGCTCCGGCATGAGTCCATTTAGTGGTATTGTATTAATGCTTACTGATATGGGTATTTTAGTAAAAGACGGGCATTCGGTTAGATGCGATTTTCCTGATGGAACAAGCGTTAAATTTAAAGCGAAAGAAATTACTGCTGAAATTTGCGCAAAGCTGTTTACACATCCATTAGCCAATCCTGTAACTATGTCTGATGAGGTTGATGAACCTGAACTAGAAATATCTTCAGATGAAGATAAGGAGTAAGTCATGGATCAAATTACAATTCAAGTAGTTACTGGTGGTTTTATTCTTACATATCCATCTTTTAAAGATGGTGTTGGAAGTTTATCTACGGAAGTAATTGTATCACCACGCAAACTAAATCAAAAACTCAAAGAAGTTATTGATTCAATTAGTCTGGTCACAGATTAATTTTCTACTAAAGCAGTGTATAAATTATTATACACTGCTTCTTTTATCTCAAATGAATAATTTTATTACATTATGTGCGCGAGCCAAATTATTGGACTTGATAGCAAAATATCGTTCTAAGAATGATAAAGAAGTAACATGCGTTTTACTAACGCGTGAACATGATTCCACCATTGCAATAGCAATGTCGAACAACGAAAACTATGGTCCCTATACAATTTTAATTTCATCATCTCCAAAAGTATTCACCAATCAAAAAACTTTTGAGTACTTAACAGAGCGATGTATAGATTATGAATATGATGATGCATGTTTCTGTATTGCAAGGAGTAATAAAGAATGAGTTTTCTACTAACATTAAATGAAGATGATTTGGGAGAAATTTTAATTAATCAACTTCCAAAATATGAAAAGAAAATTAAAGTGGCTGAGACCATCTTTAATTTAGAGGGACGTAAGCTTGAAGAAATTATTCGTACTGTCCCGCAATATCAGTCATCATACGATCAATCTTACCAGGAATTAAAAGCTCTTGAGGATTGGTTAGGCAATTTAAAAGATAAAAAAGTTGCTAAGTTATGGAAGAAATATAATGAGGGATATTCACGAGCACTATCAACTCGGGATATTCAAGCTTATGTTGCAGGCGAAAAAGATATTATCGAAATAAATCAAATCATTATCGAAGTCACCCTTCTTAAAAGCCACATGCTAGCAATAACTGATTCAGTGAAACAAATTGGTTGGATGGTCAGCCACATTACAAAATTACGTGTAGCAGAATTACAGGAAACGATATTATAAAAATTTAAGTGTTGGGTGTTTTCTTATTTGACCGGGAGTTAATCCGGTCATCTTTATCGCTTGTCCAATGCTTAGATATTTTTCTCCAAATAATTCTATAGGTCTTGATTTAGGATTTCCTATTATTGATTTATTAGTATGATCTTGTGTATGCTTTTTTCCTAATTGAGATAATGAGGCTTTTATTTTCCAAGATTCAGTTTTGCGAACTTTATTTTGTGCAATAGACATTTTTAATTTTGTTTCAACAGAAACAATATATCCGGAATTTATTCTCGATTCGATGCGTTTTCTTATTGTTTCTTCTGAATCTTTTTTACCTAATTTCGAATATTTAAAAGCTTTAATATTAGAATCTAATAAACCGGCAGCATATGCACGTTTTGTTCCAGCACTTAATTTTTTACGATATTCTGTAGAAAATATTTTATTACTTGATCCCTCTCCTCCATCAGTCATATTTGTTAAGGGACCAAGATTTAAATCTCTTCTACCCCACAATTTTATTAATCTTATTTCTTCATTAAATGCATCTATTTCATTTTCAAAATTAGCGATAATTATAACTAGGGGATTTAAATTTGCTGCTATTATTTGTTTTAAAGTATTAACTTTATGCTTATTTCTATCTCTATCAATACTTGATTTACTTAAATGATCATGTAATCTATTATTTTTGCCCTTGCCTATATAGAAAGGTTCAAATCCGCATTCATGCAATTTTGAATTTTTAAGTGGGTTGAAATAACAGTAAGTATAATACATGATTCTATTTCCTATAAATATCCTATGTACCTTATTTATAACTAGACTCAACCTAATGACAACAGTAACTATAACAGTAAAAGATGAAGTATGGTGCTATCTTACAGGGCTAAACTCTGATCATACCAAAAAACTTTATGAAGAATTCGGCATATTTGTTGATGGATATTTTTTTATGCCCCTCTACAAAATGGGCCGGTTTGATGGGAAAATTCGTTTCTTCCAGACTACTGGTAAGACATATGTAAAGTTGTTAGATAAAATTATTCCATATCTTGATAAATGGAATTATGATTTTGAATTAGTTGACAATAGAAAACTTACTAATTCGCCAGTAGGCCCAACTAAAGCTGATTTATTTGGAGATGTATTAATTGGGAATAAACCATTTAGACTGCGCCCATATCAAGTCGAGTGTGTAGATTTAGCAGTTGAAAATGGTCATGGTATTATCCTGGCCGGAACCGGAGCTGGTAAAACAAGTATCACTGCTGCTATTTCGCAGCGTTATGCAGAAATGGGTAATAGAGTTATAACCATTGTTCCATCTGGTGATCTTGTTACACAAACTGCAGACTGGTATTTATCTTTGGGTATGGATTGTGGTGTATATTCTGGTACCGAAAAAGATATTAATCACGAACACGTAGTAGCAACCTGGCAGGCTCTTCAATACAACCCCACTATTCTTTTAGAATTTACTGCGGTTATTTGGGATGAAATGCATGGTGCTAAATCAACTGTTGCACAAAAGTTATTAAATGAAAATGGTAAGCACATAGCATTTCGCTTCGGTGTAACTGGTACAATGCCAAAGCCTGAAGTAGAAAAGATGACTTTACATGCTACACTTGGACCAATTCTAAAAGAAATTCCAGCAGCTTGGTTGATTGAGAATGGATATTTAGCTAAGGTTGAAATTGATCCCATTGAATTAAATGAGATGTATGTTGATGAAGACTTTCCTGACTATGATTCAGAGAAAGCATTTTTATCTAAATCCCCAGCTAGAATGGAGATGATTGCAGACATCATCATTTCGAAGGCGGCTGCCTATGGAAACACATTAGTTCTAGTGAATTCTATTCCTTTCGGTGAAAAACTTGCATCACTTATCAAGGGTGCTGTGTTCTTATATGGTAAGTCAAAGAAAGACTTGAGGAAGGAACATTATGATATGTTTGAGAATCAGGATAACTTAATTGTTATTGCATCTGCTGGAATTGCTTCTACTGGTATTTCAATTGATCGTATATTCTGTTTAATGCTAGTAGATGCAGGTAAATCATTCATTAAGGCTATTCAATCCATTGGACGCGGGCTTCGATTAGGACACGATAAAGATTCTGTTCACGTAGTTGACATTCATTCTAAGCAGAAGTGGGCAAAGAAACACCATAAAGAACGGGTAAAACATTACACTGAAGCAGGTTACCCAGTTCTTAAAAAGCAGACAGTAAAAATTAAAGGCTGACTTAAGTTTAATCATACTTGATAGCATGATATAATTATTCTATTAAAATAACGAAATATTATAAGGAGAACTAAAATTCAAATTTTACCTGACTATGGTCGGCCATATTTGATAGATTCCCTGACAGCTCCAGTTGTTGTAAAGCACAATTGGATTTTTCATGGACCATCTGTTGATTTTATGCTGTCACCTATTACTTACTTAGAAGAAACTTCCGGCGCTGTTATCAAAGTTCGTATTAACAATGCAGAGTTTTGGGTACCAGCTAATTGGCAAATTTTAGTAACAGATCGTGAGACATATCAAATCGATACTGTTAGTATTCAATCTTGTGCAACAATTAAACATATAGCGTATTCCTTTTCACCAGATGAAATGCGATTGCGTACTTTAGATGTTATGGTTATTGATTATGCAGAAGATGTTTCATTGGTTCACCCGATGATTAGTAAAGGAACTGCTTTAGTTCATCCAGTCGGTCCATCTCCACAAGGACTAGGAAAACAATTTCAATTATCAGTGGTTATAGGTCCCCACGACTTATATAAATTTTTAGCTGGAAAAGTAGTAGGTGATTTAGTCTCTTGGTAGCGCCCTGACTGCATTTCTGCCGGCCATCTTATAAATATCCCCATAATCAAATAACAAATTATGGGGATATTATGACTGAGTTTACTGCCGAATTTCTAAAAGCTTTTAATCATGCAATGATTTACGAAATTGGAGCAGCCTTTAACTCTGAAGACCCCGAAACAATCGCAGGTTTAGTAGCAACTTCTGTGCAGCGAAAGAAAGTCGGCTATGTAAACATATCAGCAGATAAAGGTGGTGAAACTAAATATGGTATTGCACAAAATTCTAATCCTGAAACTAATGTTCGTGATTTAAATTTAGCAGGTGCCATGGATGTTTATTACAATAAGTACTATCTCAAAAGCGCAAGCGATAAATTACCATTCCCATTAAACATTATCCATTTTGATGGGTGTGTAAATCATGGTGTTGGTCGCGCTT